GTTCATTCGGTATCGCTGAAGCTGGTAAGATTTTTGGTAAAAAAGGTAATAGCGAAGAATAATTATGAGTCTAAAAAGTTTACAAGAGAAGATCGGAGTAACCGCAGACGGTGCTTTCGGTCCTGGTACAATGAAAAAAGCAATGGAGTTCTACAAACTTACCCCAGTTAGAGCAGCTCATTTCTTTGCTCAAACCGCTCACGAGACAGGTGGTTTTAAAGCCTTCTCAGAAAATTTAAATTACTCAGCTCAAGGTCTACAGGGTATCTTTGGAAAATATTTCCCAGGTACACTTGAAGAGTCTTACGCTCGTCAGCCAGAAAAAATCGCAAACCGTGTTTACGCTGACAGAATGGGTAACGGAAACGAGGCTTCAGGCGATGGCTGGAAGTTTAGAGGTAGAGGAGCTCTACAATTAACAGGTAAAGCTAATTATGAGGCATTTGCTAAGTACTTAGGCAACGATGAAGTTTTAAAAAATCCAGATACAGTTGCTACAAAATATGCTTTTGAATCAGCTATGTTCTTCTTTGAAAGAAACAAGTTGTGGACAATTTGCGATAAGGGTATCAACGATGCAGCAATTTTAGAACTTACAAAGCGTATTAATGGTGGTACTCATGGTTTAGAAGATAGAAACGCTAAAACCAAAAAGTACTACGAATACGTAAAATAAACCACTATGAAACTTAACCTCCCACTATTGGCTATTACTTCATTATCCGCGGGTATCACCTTTATGTGTTCCTATTTTATGGAACTAACTATGGCTAATTCTGATCAGTATTTAGCAATAGTGGGGGTTATGTTTTTAGATGGTATATTTGGTATGATTGCTGGTACCAGAAGAGAAGGATTCCAAACACGTAAAGCATTAAGTGTATTAAAAAACACAGTTGCATGGTTAACTATTTTAACAGTTATATTAATGGTTGAACAAGGCTTTGCTGGTACAGCTTGGCTTAGTGAAGTAATTGTTGTACCTTTTATGGTGTTCCAGCTTATAAGTGCGCTTAAAAACGCATCTATGGCAGGTTTTATCAAGGTGGGTTTATTAAACGAAATCCTTGATAGAATAGATAAACATAAAGGTATCAGAAATGAAGAATCTAAAGAATAAAATATTTCCGCTTTTAATAGCATTCTCCGCCCTGTCAGTGTCTGCTTCGGCCGCTTTCTATTCAGTTAGCGGCCTTAGCAAACTCTTTGCTGGGGCATCCCTTGAGGTCATTATTATGGCCTCTTCACTCGAAATCGCTAAATTAGTAATTGCTTCCCTACTTTATCAGTACTGGGATACAATTAACAAAGCACTTCGAGTATACTTAACAATAGCAGCAGGTGTACTTATTTTAATCACCTCAGCTGGTATCTATGGTTTCTTGTCTGCTGCTTATCAAGAAACAGCAAACAAAGAAGGTATTGTAACCCAACAAATTACTGCTTTAGAAACTAAAAAAGCACTGTATGAGGAAACAAGAGATAATCTTTTAGCAGATAGAAAATCAAACAATGAACTTAGAGGTACACTATCTAAAGGTTCAACTACTCAATATACAGACAAAAATGGTAATCTAGTAGTTAGAACTAATAATTCAGCTATTAGAAACATTGAATCTACAGCTAAAGAAAATGAAAGACTAGCTGTTAAATTAGACGTTGTAAATGATTCTATATTTGATTTTGAAACTCAAATCTTAGAAACTAAAGTAAACAGTGAAGCAGCAAGTGAATTAGGCCCACTTAAATATCTTTCAGAGTTAACTGGAGTAGAAATGAACCGTATCATTAACTGGCTCCTTTTAATAATTATCTTTGTATTTGATCCTCTAGCAATTGCTCTTGTAATTGCTGCTAACTTTGCTTTTGCTCAATTACGTCCTAAAAAAGAACATTCAATAGAAGACAATGAAGGAAGTGATATCTATACTGAAGAAGAATTAAAAGATTGGGATTCAACTATTAATGATGGGTTAGAAGATTTACCTTGGGAAGAACAACCTAAAAAAACTCCAATATATTTTGATCCTAAAACAGGTAGACCTTATATTATAGAAGAAGATGAACCTGAAGAAGAAGATGAAGATTTAGAACCTCAAATCGAAGTTAAAATGAGTGGTGAACCATCTTTAGAAGTAATTCAAACCCCACAACTTACTGAAGACGAGAAAAGATGGGACTATGATGGTGATGGTATCTTAAACGATGAAGAAAGACATAGATATAATGTCTACAAAGCAGATTCTGAACGATTTTTTAAAAACCAAAGTATCTCTTCAGACGCAAAACAAAGGATGAGAGATTATTTAGATGGTAAAACAAAAAGATATTTTTAAAATTTGGAAGCCCGAAAGGGCTTTCATACATTTATCTAAATAAGAAATAAAATGACACAGGAAAAATTAGGTTTTGGGTTTTGGTTTAGGTTATCTATAAACTTAGCCGTAGTTTACTGTTTTGTTAAATTTTTCTTTTTTAATTAAATCAAAATAAAGTTATGGAACCAAAAGAACGAGTAAAATTGCTAGACGAATTGATGACAGTGGTCCAAGTTATGGATGAAATGTATCAATATCACCCTGAAAACCCCAACCAAGTAGATGTGGTATCAGAATTCAAGGCGTTGGCCGAACGCAAAGCCGAAATCGAAGCAAAACTGGGTTAATAAGGCAGAAGCAGAGGAGTTGGTTACCTACTCCTCTCTTCGTACCTTACGTGATACGTTAAAAAATAACCCTGGGACAATCGAAGATGCCTTTTAATTGTTTTTTAGATAGTTTTATTACTCAACCCGAAGAAGTTGTTGATAAAGAACTATCAAAGCTCAAACCCCTTAATTACAATAAGTTTATGTGGTGGCGTACCCATGCTCAACCTGGTGCCCCACTAGGTAAGCGTGCTCCGCTAAAAGACCGCATTATAAACGGTGACTTTGATTTTTCATGCTACTATTGGCAAGCACAAAGTGCTGCGATTAATGCGCGTAAAAAGCTCGATTTAGATAAAGATGATTACCAAATGCAGTACGAAAAAACTACTGTTGATGTTGCTCGTTACCGTCGTTTGCTAGCTGATTTCGAAAAGGAAGAAAATGCTCGTATCGAGGCTATACTCGATGCTTTCACTACCTCGTTTAAAATCAGTCGGGAAGAATTGCTTGATCGATTGTGTAACTGGCCCTTTGATTTGCTGTTATTTTACGAATCTCTTGAGGAATTTGGTACACCTACAGCAGTAGAAATTCGTAAAAGAGGGCGTCCAAAAAAGACTAAAATTTAGTTTTTTTCTAAAAGTAGTAATATGTATAACGGTAATAAACCAAATTAAACACTATGGCAACTACAACTTTTGCAGTTAGACAATTTTATAACATCCCTTCAGAGTATGGAACTTTTGAACGCCCCGCATCAACATTTGTTGTAACTGGGTCTGTAAGTAGATTATTAGTTAATGGTGGTAGAACAAATTTAGCTAATGATTCTATGACTATTACCACTCAAAATTCTAGCCCATACATAGCTAATTCTGGCACAAGTGAGGGTTGGTGGCCAAGTCCTGATATTTCAGCTGCAGGTTATGGTATTATTGTAGGAGGTAATGAGGCATATACTAACTCAACTCCTGATGGTAGAACTTCAGTGGTTTCATGTTGGGGTTGGGTAGCACAAGAAGATCAAGCTGCTAATGATACCGAATTTTTAGCTTTAGCAGGTTCAGTTTTAGGAGCTACTTATGAAACTACAGGTTCAGCTAAAAACGCTCTTAGAAGTGCAGGTTTCTACTATCAATATCCCGTAGGATTTGATGGTCAAAGCCCAAACACTGGTGATGGATCAGATGTTGCTTAATTAGTAATAATAAAATTTTAAAAACAAGGGGGAACTTTTATAGTTTTCCCTTGTTTTATTTAAAAATGGGTTGTATATTTAAGAAAATTAAGTTATGATTGAAGTAATTAAACATTTTCTTGGATTTTGTGGTGAACATTGGCATCCAAATCTATTTACGGTTCTTGCAGGTGGACTTGGCTTAGCACCTGCTTTTAATTATATTTATTACAAAGTTAAAAATATCAATGGTAAAGGTTAGTCACGAAACCCCGTTATGTCTGCTAGATGACAGTCGTTTATTTAATGATTACGATTATTGTCTTCCCCATTTACTTGATCAAGAGCAAGGCTATCAAGATTATTTCTTGACCTCATCAGCACAAGGTCGATACATTATTATGGATAATTCACTTCATGAGCTAGGACATGCTTATGATGAAGATCGTTTACTACACTGGATTAGTGTATTGCGTCCCCAAGAATTTATTGTTCCTGATGTTTGGCAAGATCGAGACAAATCAGTAGTAAATGCTCGTAAATGGGCTCAAATTAAACTACCACAAGGAGTAGAAAAAGTAGCTGTAGTTCAAGCAACTACAATTCATGAAGCCTCTACTTGTTATCAAACTTACAAAGATCTAGGTTATAAGAAAATTGCATTCTCATATGGTGCTTCTTATTACAATGATGTAGTACCTCACCCTAACCAAAATCTAGGTAAAGCAATTGGTCGTATCTCAGTTATCTCAGCACTTCACAAAATGAATATTATTGAGAATAATGACCGAGTACATTTGTTGGGTTGCCAAGTACCCCAAGAATTTGGTTGGTACCGTGGATTCCCATTCATTGAATCAATCGATACTTCAAACCCAGTAATGGCTGCTTTGGAGGGTATGCGTTACAACAATTCAGGTTTAACTGAAAAACCTAAAGCAAACATGAACGATTACTTCTTTATGTTGTCAGATCAAGTTGACTATGAACTTTTATCTTATAACATTCTGAAATTTCGTGAAATTAATGATCTGTAAAAATAAAATTATGCCTACATTAACTGTAATAGAAAGAACTGAACGCATCTACCAAGTAGCACTTACCGAAGAACAGTACATTCTAGCTGAAAAAGGCGGCGAAGGCTGGAATGAAGTTTATGAGGA